TCATCATCGGCAACTTCGAGGAAGTTGCTGGCAAGAGAAAGATGTTTGGTACGACTGCTCCCAAGTGGTACATCAGCCAAGCAGGCTTGCACGCATCGATGCAGCGGCTTTCCAATGCAGTCGGTGGGGTGACCGCAACAGAGTTGCAGAACGGCGTCATCCGTTCCTTCTTTGGTTACGAGATCGTCGTGACACAGGTCATGGAATCGCGACTGACCGGCACCAGCGGCGGGCGTGCTGCCTACTTCGGCAACTTGGCGGACGGCGTCATGTTGGGCAGCCGACGAGGCATCAGCTTGGCGGTGGACAACTCGCTCGGATTCCTCACCGACACCATCAACATTCGCGCGACGGAGCGTTTCGACATCGTGGTTCACGATCGCGGAACGTCCACTGTCGCCGGTGGCATTATTGGTCTCGTTTTCGGCTGATCCGCTAGTTCCTCCTAGCGTCACGGGGGCCGAGTCCACGGCTCGGCCCCCACTTTTCAAACAAACCATTTCAAACAGGAATACAAAACCATGAAAGCTTCGCAAGCAATGGACTACAACGTCCTCCTCGGCCCGATCGCTGCGGCCACAACCGTTCGCTCCGCAGCGTTCGACGTTCGCGGCGCCGACTACGCAACCCTTCTGATCAACCTTGGCGTTGAGAAGAACACCAACAGCACCAACGTCACGTTGGAGTTGGCCGAAGGCGACACCGCCACCGGCACCTGGTCGACGTTCAACAGCAGCTTCAACCGCGTCATCGACAACACCGCTGCCGTGGTTGCTGCCTATCACGTTGATCTCAAGGGTCGCAAGTCCCACTTGCGAATTACCATCACTCCAGACAGCACCACCAACGGCGACGTAATCTCTTGCGTCAACGGTTGCTTGGACCTTGAGTTCAAGAACGTTGCCAACAGCAGCAACGCCGATGTGGTCGTTGTCGGCTAACCAGAGAACGCTAGGAGGAACAACTGCGGTGTCTGACAGCAAGCAAGTCAAAGTCCAAGCCATCATGACTGCCCCTCGCTACGAGGGTACATGGTGCCGCACCAACATTGAGGCGGCACTGCGGCAAATCAAGATTCCACTCAACGTGGGCCTTGGCGTCTTCTATCACCAAAACATGCAACGCATGATGGAAGACGCGATCACGGCTGGCGTGGATTACATCGTCACGATCGACTTTGACACGCTGTTTACATCGGACCAATTGCATCGCCTGATTTCAATCGCTGTCCAAGAAGACTTCGATTGTGTCACCGGCATTCAAGTCAAGCGCGGCAAGCCATGGATGCTCGGCTTCAAGGAGGGCCACACCTCCGCCGCATGGCGAGGCTACCCGATCGAAGTGGACGCCGCTCACTTCGGCCTGACCGTGGTCAACGCTCACCGACTGGCGAGCGTCGCCAAGCCTTGGTTCGTCTGCCAGCCGGACGAGCACGGCTCATGGGGCGACAACCGGATCGATAGCGACGTGTGGTTCTGGAAGCAATGGAAGGCCGCCGGCCTCAAGCTCTGGATCGATCCAGGCGTGCGACTCGGCCACCTCGAAGAGATGGTTGTGATTCACGACGAGAACATGCGGCCCAAGCACATCTACCCCAAGGACTGGGAAGAGATGATGCAGGCCGAGTACAACGCAAGACAAAAGGAGGAAGCCAATGAGCGTGAGGATGTTGAAGCCATGGAGACAGTGGCCAGCGGGAGCCCTGCTGACTGAGCTAGGGCGTGGTGTCGAGGATCTGTTAGTCAATCGATTGCGAGTTGCCGAATATGAGATTCCAAGCCGAGCTAGTGACAGGACCGACAGCGGAACCGCTGACGCTAGCGGAAGCGAAGAAGCAACTGGAGATCGCCAGCAGCGACAGCACTCACGACGTCCAACTGCAAAGCGCGATCGCTGAGGCTCGCCAGCAGTGGGAGCATGACACCGACTCGGTAATGTGTTTTCAAACTTGGAAGGTCCGATTTCGCTACATCACCGACCGACTCGCCTTGCCCAAGCGACCGATCCACTCGATTACGTCAATCAAGTACTACGACGGTGCCAACAACCTGACCACTTGGCCTGCCAACCAGTACCAACTCCACATCAACGAGATCCGCTACGCCTACCAAATCACACTGCCAGCCGTTGCCGACCGCTGGGACGCCTGGGAGATCACCTACAAACTTGGCTATTCGCAGGACGCAACCAGCGTTCCGGCGATCGCCAAGCGTGCCATGCTTCTCCTCGTTGGTCACTACTTCGAGAACCGAGACATGTTGGTCAACGAAGGCTCTTACAACCGCAAAGTTTACGAAGACCTTGTCGTTCGCTATGCCAGGAGCACCTACCCATAATGCCTGGCCGTCCATCCTCCTTTCATGTCGGTTCGATGCGTCAGCGTTGCACTATCAAAACGCCGACCGAGACGCTTGACTCAGCAGGCCAGCCGGTTGTCACTTGGTCCACGTTCCTCGAAAACGAGCCGTGCCAGTTTGTACCGACCGGCGGCACCGAGTCCATGCGAGGTCGCCAATACACCGACGGCACGCGAGCCGTGTTTCGCGTTCGATACCGTGCTGGCTACTCGCCATTGCAAAAGATTACCTACAACGGCACCGACTACGGCATCACCTACGTGAACGACATAGACGGCCTTCGGCGTTACATAGAACTGGTGTGTACCTCATGAGCATCAAAATCGACTTCACGTTTGACGAATACCAGATTGCCAAGCTCACGCAGATTCCTGAGCTGCTGCGTCTTGGTCCAGCGGAGCGTTGCCTCAAGGCGATGGCCAAACCGATCGCCGAGCGAGCCAAGGCACTGGCACCATCCAGCCAACGATCCGGCAGTCGCAAAAAATGGTCTGCCAAATTCAAAAACGACGCCAAGTGGCAGATCGACTCCGGCAAGCAGATGGGCATCAAAACCATTCGCCACAACAAAGGTGCTCGCGTCTACATCGGTGCCAAGTGGCCCAAGGGCAACAAGCAGCAATTCGACGCATCACCCAAAGGGCGTCGCCACATTTTGTGGGGCCGCGATACGGGCCGGCTTCGACCGCGAGACAATCCGCACTTCCTCCAAAAAGCCTACGACGAAACCAAGTCGCAACAACTCAAAGCGTTCCAAGATCAACTGGCAATCGAAATCAAGGAGCTTCGCCTTGGCTAAAAATCTACGACTCACCGATACCGTCACCATCGCATCATCGGGCACAACGTCAACAACTCTGACGCTCGAAAACAACCGCATTCCTCTGGCGATCATCTTGCCAGCGGCACTCAGCGGCACATCCGTGAAGTTTCAGGCCAGCAACGACAACGCGACCTTTACGCCCATGTACTACGAATCGACCGAGATCAATATCGGCGTCGGCACCTCGCGTCACGTTGCACTCAATCGCGATCAATTCGAAGCGGTCAAGTACCTGAAGCTCGTGTCGACCAGCACCGAAACCGCGGCTCGCACTATCACCGTCATTAGTGGGGAATAGATGAGTGCCATTGGCGAAGCGTTCCGAACCAAGCTGCTTTCCTATGCGACCGTCTCCGCGATCGTCGGGCAACGCATGTACCCAGACGCATTGGTTCAACGCGCTACGCTTCCAGCCATCATCTACTACATCGTCAGCACGCAACGCGAGCACAGTATTGCAGGCCTCCAAAAACTCGCCCACGCACGGATCCAACTCGACTGTTACGCCACCACACGCACCGCAGCGTCGGCATTGTCGAAGGCGATCCGTGAAACCGGCATCGATGCCTACCGCGGCGTCACCTCTGGCTACACGTTTTGCGGTGTCGAGTTCGATTCCGGCGACGAGTATATGCAAGAACCGCCGGACGACGGCAACCAAGAACATCGGTACATCGTTTCGTTTGATTGTTTGGTCCATTACAAGGAGCCCTAAACCATGCCAGCACTTACCATTCCGGACACCGGCCTCGGCACGACGCTATCGGCAACTGGTATCGCCCCAACGCTTATCAAAAGCATCAGCCCCGTGAAGTTCTCAGTCGGTGAAATCGAAACCACCGACTTGAGCACCACCGCATTTAAAACGCGACGTCCCTCTGACCTCCGTGAATTCACAGAGGTAGAAATTACCTTTTATTGGACGGGGGCGTCGGTTCCGATCACCACCGCGCAAGTGCCGACGGCCGAGCCTTACGCTGGCATCACCGCGACCATCACCTACCCAGGCGCTGGCTCGCTCTCGGGAACCGTATTCGTCAAAGAAGTCGACACGCCAAACTGTGCTCAAGGCGAAGCCATGATGGGCCGCATGGTCCTGGCGTTCGACGGCGTCTCCGATCCTGCCTTCACACCGGCGTAACCATGACAGCACCCAAAAGCGTCGAACTCAAGCCGCACCTTGCCATGACCGTTCGCGGCATCTGGCGAGATGAGCAGCAATGGCAAATTTTCTGGCACGGTCGCCTTGTCGGCTATCTGCCTTACGCTCCAGGTTCGCAGATCTTGCCCATCTATCGATTTCCTTACGCCGACATCCAAGCCGTCGTTGACGGCTGCGAGGCCGAGCGTGAGCGACTCGAAAAACCGGGCAAGGTTCGCAAGCCGATGGAGACACTCAAGGCGATCGAGGAAGTCCTCAACGCTCAGCTATCCAACGAAAAGGACGACGATGAATAGGAATGATTTTCTCGCCTTGCTTGAACGGCCACTCCGCGAAGCGGTCGTCGCCATCGACGGATCAAACTACCGTCTGCGTGAAATGACCGAAGAGCAAGGCACTGAATACGAGCTCAGCTTGCAAGACAAGAAGGGCAACGTCAACTACGCCACCGCTCGCCGTGCACTCATCGCCATGATGCTCATCGATGACGATGGCAACCGCATGGTGACGCACGAGTCCGAGCTGCGGCGACTGCCTCGCAGCATCGCTGGCAAACTGTTCGACGAGTGTCAAAAGCTGAACCG